CTCCTTGAGCTCGTAATATCCGAGGGTATGGTTGGCCGATACCGAGAGGTGCCAAAGGCCCTCCTCGTTGTTGACGACTATTGCCTTGCCCTTGTACTCAAAGAAACCGGTCGAATAAACGCCGTAATCGTCCCGGCGGATCTCGTCCCGGATACTGAACGGGAATTGCGGCGGATTGGGTCGCTTGTACTTTTTGAGCTCTTTCTCGTCCATATCTTAATAGCTAAAGGCGGTCAAACGAAACTCCGGTACGTGTACGTCGTTGAGGACGAGACGGACGTAATAAAGGACGTTGGTTATCTCGTTGTCGTTATCGACAAAGGCGATCAAATACTCCCGGTCCCAAAGGTAATTGGCGAGGAGGATCTCCTTGGCGTCTTTCTCGGCGGCGGCGACCGTCTTGAAAGTTGCGTTGAAAACTCGGGTCCCGTTGTCGTCGATGAAAAAGAGCCCGATCTTAAAGTTTTGGGTTGTCTTGATACGTTTCATTGTTGCGGTATTTTGAGGTTTTACTTGCTACTTACAAACGTCGGGAGAGTGGTAACGAGACCGGTAATCTCCCGGAAATACGAGGCGAGTTGGTCGCAAAAGACGCCGTCCCTTGAGGCGACCGGCACGATAACCGGTACAAAGGTCTTGGAGCTCTTGGAGAGGCGGTAAAATTCGACCTTGTAAAGATCCGGGCCGAGCTCGTACGTAACTCTCATACGGTTAGCCTTGGATCCGTTGCGGCCGATCTTGAAAGTAAGCTCGAGATCGCCGTCCTTGGTCTCGGAGATCGAGATCGGACGGGCTCCGGTAACGAGCGAGAAACGGACGCCGCCAAGTTGGGCGTATATTTCGTTGGCGATCGCCAATCTTTCGTCTTTATCCATTGTTGTTGCGGTTGTGGACCGGTTGCCCGGCCCGGGTTATTATTTCAATTTGAGGTAAAGGGCGTTGAGGCCGCAAGCGTCGCAAACGTCGATCTTAAATCCGTCGTAGTACATAGAGCGGAATTGCTTTACGATAATGCCCCACCAAGTATTGAGCTTTTCTCCGATGAACTCGGCGGCCTTTTTGAGGTCGAGTTGGGCCTCGGTACCGTCGTTGAACGTAACGCCGAGAGAGTCGATATTGTTGACGAGGAGTTGCCAAATGATCGCTCCCATTGCTTTGCACTCGGCCTTGTCCGGGCGGTACATATCAAACCACCAAGCGGAGAAATACCGGCCGTTGATATCGCCCTTGCGATTGATATCCTCGAGGAGCCAATTGATCTCGTCGTTGAACTTGATCCCTTTGAGGTCTTTTTTGGTAATTGCTTTCATAAAATAAACCGATTTGTTGTTGCTTTGCAAGGGCAAAGATAATGCGTTATTTTGGAAATAGCAAATAATTTGACGAAAAAATCAACTATTTTGTTGTGTTATCGGTTATTTTAGTGTCAAAGTGAGTTTCTATTGGAAACAAAATCATTATATTTGTGTCCGTATCGAGCAACCGATTGGTTGTATAACTAACAACAAAACTCAAGTATTATGGCATTTGAAAAGGAAATCAAGACGGCCCTCAAAAACAAGTATCACAAGACTTTGGGGTTGAGAGACGCCGCCTATGAGAACGTCGCAAACATTTTGGGGGCGACGCCCGATCTTACCGAGGAGCAGATCGACCAAGTCGTTGACGGGGCCGAGCAGTACCTCAAAGTTATCCAATCCGAGGCCGACGTCGCCCGTAAGGATAAAAAGAAAACTACCAAGACGGATCCCAATCCCGATCCCGACCCGGATCCCGATCCCGACGATCCGGACGGAAAGATTGCCGCTATTATCGCCAAGGCCAACAAGCCTCTCCTCGACAAGATCGAGGCTCTCGAGAAAGGAAACGCCTCCAAGGCTTTCCACGAAAAGCTCGTCGCCAAACTTACCGAGAAAGGTATCGCCAAGGAGTTTTACGAGCCGGTAATCGACGGCCGAGAGTTTGGATCCGACGAGGAGCTTGACGCTTTCGTCGGTAAGCTCGAAACCTCTTACGGGGCCTTTAATCAGTCGCTCGCCGACAAGGGCCTCTCAACCGTACCCAAGCCGATCCTCGGCGGTGCCAACGACAAGGGGGTATCCGCCGGCGTGCAAGCGTATATCGACTCCAAGTCCGGCGAGGATAAAAAGGGTAGCCTCGGAGGAAAAGCCCTTTAAGTCAAACAAGCTAATTCTCAAAACATTATGCAGAATTTCAAGAAAACCGAAAGCCCCGAAAAGCTCGTTTTCGTCTCCAAGCTCGAGACGGTACCGGGCGGTGGGACCGTTGCGGTTAAAGACCTCGGCGGCGACCGTGTGTACGCCGGAGCTCCTCTTACCAAGGACTCTAACGGTCTTTACCACGTAATCAAGGTTGCCAAGGTCGTCGAAGATGCCGGCTCAACCGCAACCTCTATCAAGATCGCCAAGGGGAGCAACCTCAAGGCCGGAGACTATCTCGGCGTTGCCGGTAGCTCCGTCAAGCAGATCTCCGCAATCGATCGAGAGGGTAGCACCTCTTACGATACCGTTACTCTCGCCGCTACTCTCGGCGCACTTAACGAGGGCGACCTCCTCGAGGGCGTAAAGAGCACCAATGCCGGTTATCCCGTTGACGGATACCTTGGCGAGACTTTCGATATCCTCAAGGGCGACAACCACTTGCAGAGTATCGTCGTAAGGGGCACTATTACCGAGTCCGTACTCGCAATGCCCGTTACCTCCCGTATCAAGAGCGCAACTCCTCTTGTCCGTTTCGTTTAATCCCTTAATACTCAAAGATTATGGCAGTCAAAAAGTCTATCGTGCAGGGCCTTAACGAAAAGGATATGCAGGCCGTTGTGAATACTTACACCCTCAACGACTTTTATTGGCCGAATTTCTTTCCGACCAAGTTTACTCCCACCCTCACTTGGAAAGCTCTCGCAACCAAGTTAGGTATCCCCGTAGCCGCCGACGTTGTGGCTTTCAACTCCAAGTCTCCTCGTAAGACTCGCCGAGTTGTCGAGCGCAAGCAGGGCGATATCCCCAAGATCGACGTCGCTTACGACAAGGAGGAAACCGATATCAACGAATACAACAACCTCCTCCATTATGCCGGCTCCGACGAGGGCGCAAAAGCTATCGTCGAGTGGGTTTACGGAGACTCCGAGGCTTGTTGGAACGGCGTCAACGCTCGCCTCGAGTGGTTGGCCCTCCGTGCCCTCTCTACCGGTAAGATCGTCCTCGATTCCACCAACAACGAGGGTATCGTTACCGAGGAGGCCGTTACTTTCTTGATCCCGGCCGATCAGCAGTCCGGCTCCGACGTAATCGTCAACGCCGCCAACGCCGCAACCGCCAAGCCTATTACCAAGATCAAGGCTATCAAGAAAGCCGCAAGGGCCAAGGGTATCGTCCTCAAGTATATGTTTATGGATCCCGATACTTTCGATAATATCGCCGGTACCGCCGAGGCGCAGAAATTCTGCGCTAATTGGGTAATCCGAGCCGCCGGTATGAGCGACGTTGCACCGAGCCTCGACTCGTTTAACGCCGCTATGAAAGCCAACAAGCTCCCCGAGGTGCATATTATCGAGAGTTTCGTAACGATTCAGATCAAGGGCGTCGATACCGTCGTTGCTCCTTGGGAGACCGGCGTTGTCCTCTTTACCGAGGGTATCGTGCAGGGTAACACCTATTACGGTCCTCTCGCCGACGAGAGCGTCGATTCCGAGGCAACCAAGGTCAAGAGGGAGCACGTCCTTATCAAGAAATTCTCCAACGACGATCCCGTTGTCGAGACCACCAAGGGCTCGGCCAACGCTTTCCCGGCTTGGGGCAATGCCGAGCGTGCTTGGCAGTGGGATACCCTCCACAACACTTTCCTCAACGCTTAAAACCTTGAGGATATGACTCTCTACGAGGCGGTAAAAGCTGAATTGCTCCAATACTCGGCGTCAAAGAGTACAATCGAAAAAGCTCTTGTGGACGCCGGTTTGGAGCCGTCGGCAACATACTCGGCAAGCGAAAAGACCAACGTCGCCCGGGTCGTTATTACGATCCTCCGGCGTTTGGTCTCCCTTGCCTCCGAAAACGAGGGCGGTTTCTCTCAATCGTACAACGTCGGCGAGCTCAAGAAATATATCAAGAGCTTTGCCGCCGAGAACGGCTTGAGCGACCTCGTCGAGGACCTCTCGACCGACGACACTATCAACGACAAATCCGATATTTGGTAATGGCACGTTACGAGGATCAACTCTATATCAAGACCGGGGCCGAGGCAACCCGGAGCGAAAACGGCGACTTTGTCCCCGGATCCGCCTCCGATTGGACTCTTACCTCGGATTGCCGGGAGGAGCCGTCCTCCGGGGGACAAATAATCTCCGGGACCGACGGCGAGGACCGTAAGGTCTCCTCGGTAATCCAACTCCCGGCCGATTGCCCGGATCTCGCACCCGGTACGGAAATCCAAGTCCGCAACGAGTCCGGATCCGTCCAAATCTCCGGGACGATCCTCCGTTTCAAGCGTTACCGTAAAGATTGCCGGATATGGGTTTAACGCCGAAAATCAGCCGTAAGGATATGGACGCCTACTTTCGGGATCGGCTCGCAAGGATCGATCAAGCCATTACCCTTACCCTTTGCCGGCTCGGGGAGCAATGCGTCAACCACGCAAGGAGCCTCGACTCGGCGGTTGGTTTCGGCGACGTAACCGGAAACCTCCGGTCGTCGATCGGATACGTCGTTTACAAGAACGGCCGGCCCACCAAGTACGATTTCGTGCAAAAGGCCGGCCCCAAAGGATCCGGGGCGGAGGGCGTTATCGTAGGCAAGTCTCTTGCCGACGAGATCTCCGCCAAGTATCCCAAGGGATACGTCCTCGTCGTCGTCGCCGGTATGAATTACGCCGTTTACGTCGAAAGTAAAAACCGGGACGTCTTGACGTCGGCCGAGAAACTCGCCGAAAGAGAGTTGCCGGGTATGCTAAAGCAATTGAGATCCAATATACGCAAGATGAAATGAAAACCTCGACCGAGATTATCGATATGATATACAAGTACCTCGTAACGACTCCTCTCGTTACGGCTAACGACGGCCTCTCCGGGGGAGTTTACCCTCTCCAAAGGCCCGAGGGATCCAACAAGGAGGATCTCGTTATCGGTACCCTCTCTCTCGACGGGGAGGACGTGCAAATCGGCGTACTCAATCTCAACCTCCATATCCCCAACCTCAACGTCGTAGTCGGCGGAAAACCGCAAAAACAACCCAACCGGGCCCGTATGAGAGTCTTGTCCGGAAAGTTGAGAGACGCTATCTCGGAGCACTATTTCGACGGGGCTTGCTCGGCTTGGATTACGAACATAGCCGAGATAAAGGAGCCAAACCTCGACGATTGGTACGTAAACCACCGCCTCGAGATCCGCTTTCACTTTACCAACTAACGAATTATCAACAATTTAATCCATTATAAGATTATGGCAAACGTAACCGCTTTAGGTCTCTCCAAGATCGAGGTCGCCGCAATCGACGCAACGACCGGACTCGCCTCCGGATCTTACGCCACTCTCGGCAAGACCTACGAGAATACTTGCAAGTTGACCGAGGAGGATCCTACCGAAAACGAGTTTTATTGCGAGGAGGAGGACGATCCGCAGGAGTCTATCAGCAAGGCCGGTAAAATTACCCTCACTTTCTCGATAATGAACGCCAACGCCGCCGCAATGGTAAACATTTTCGGCGGTACCGTCTCCTCCGGCGTATGGTCCGCCCCGGACGCCGCTCCCGAGGTTTACAAAAACGTCAAGATTACGCCCCGAGTCGGCGGCGTGCTTGAGCTCCGTCGTTGTAAGCTCCGTGCGAAGATCAACGCCGAATACTCCAAGCAGGGTCTTTTCCTTTGCGACGTAACGGCAACCGTCCTCAAGCCGACCGTCTCCGGCGTCGCCAAGATGACCTACACCGATCCGAGCTAATTCGTAGGATCAAACCTCTAACCAAATCCGGGGGCTCTCCCAATCAAAGAGGAGGGCCCCTTTTTTCAAAGCAAGCAACAAAATGGACGAGGAATTAAAGAAACTTGCGGCGACGGAAAAGGAAAGGAAAACCTATGCCGCTCTAATCAACCGGGGACTCAACTTTACCGTTGACCGTACCGGTCTTTTTCGGCGAAAGCCGAGGACTTTCCATATCAAGCAACTTTTCCTCGGGACAATGGATCTTGTCTCCGAGGCCTTTGCAAAAATGGAGATCGACGAGGTCGCCCTTGCCGAGGATCCGATCGCCGAGGGCCGGCGTCTCGAGCACTTGCACGCCCGGGAAATGGCCCGGATCGTCGCCTTGGCCGTCCTCAACGACAAATGGAAAATCCGCCTTTTCGCCCGATTCTATACGAGTTATTTCCTTTGGAGGATCAATCCCTCAAAGCTATATCAACTCGCAATGATAATAAACACCTTGAGCAATACACCGGATTTTGTGAACTCTATTCGATTACTCTCGATCGTAAGGACCGCACCTCCCAAAGCGGATCGGGTAGAGGCCGGACTCGGGGATTAAATAGCCCTTGGGGATCGAGAGCGGCGATTTGCTCCCAATTCCATTGGACTTACGAGTATTTGCTTTGGGGGATCTCTTGGTTTACGGTACAAATGTTTTTGGCCGATATGCCAAGTTACGAGAGCGATACGGACGGCGGCGATACCGTAACGCAAATAGAGAGCAAGGATCAACTTGCCAATTACGTTAAATCTTTAATGTAGCAATGAACAATAACAACGGAGCTTTAGATTTCGAAGCCTATATCAACGATACCGATTTCAAGAAATCGATCGACGAGATGAAAGCCCGGATTATCGGCCTCTCCAAAACGGCGGAGGACGAGGGCAACAAGATCGACTCGGTTTTCAAAAAGATCGGGGCCGGCGTCGCTACGTACTTTAGTGCCCAAGCTCTCGCCAATTTCGGCAAGCAAATAATCAACGTACGAGGCGAGTTTCAGCAACTCGAGGTCGCCTTTACGACAATGCTCGGGAGCAAGGACAAAGCCGATCAACTTATGGAGCAACTCGTCCGGACGGCGGCGACAACTCCGTTTGATCTCAAAAGCGTATCCGGAGGAGCCAAGCAACTCCTCGCCTACGGGGAGAGTGCCGAGACCGTTAACAAGACTCTCGTCCGTCTTGGAAACATAGCCTCGGGACTCTCTTTACCCTTAAACGACCTTGTTTACCTCTACGGTACCACAATGGTACAAGGCCGTCTCTTTACCCAAGACGTCCGGCAATTTATGGGCCGAGGCATACCTCTCGTACAAGAGCTCTCCAAGGAGCTCGGAGTTACGACCGAGGAGGTCAACGCAATGGTTACGGCCGGCAAGATCGGTTTCCCGGAGGTACAACGGGTAATCGAGCGTCTTACCGACGAGGGCGGTATGTTTTACAACCTTATGGAGGAGCAATCCAAGACCCTCGCCGGCCAAATCTCAAATCTCGAGGACGCTTGGACCTCAATGCTCAACGAGATCGGCAAGGATACGCAAGATATGGCCTCCGATGCGATCCAATTCCTCGCCGGTTTGATCGAGCACTACGATACGATCCTCAAGATCCTCAAGACCCTTATCATTACTTACGGAGCGTACAAGGCCGCCGTTATTACCCTCAACGCCGTCCAAGCCGTCCAAATCCAACTCGCCCAAGGGTACACGATCGCCGAGCTTGCCAAATATAGGGCTCTATTGCTCGCAGAAAAGGCCCAAAAGCTCTTAAATAAGACAATGCTCGCCAACCCTTACGTCCTCGCCGCTACGGCCGTTGTAGGCCTTGTTACGGCCCTCGTAACGTTTGGCGGAGCGGCTACCGAGGCGGAGAAAGCGCAACAAAGGCTCAACGACGCCGAGAAACGGGCCTCCGAGACCGTTGACGACGAGATCGCAAAGATCCAATCGCTCGTAACGATCATAACCTCCGAAACGGCCGCACAAAGGGAAAAGGAGAAAGCCCTCCGGGATCTCCATAAACTCTCGCCGGATCATTTTGCCGATATCGACGAGGAGGCTTTCCGGACCGGCCTCGCCAAGGCGGCGATCGACGACTATATCGAGAGCCTCCGTCAAAAGGTCTTGCTCCAAGAGTATGAGCACGAACTCGCCGAGAGTTTCAAACGCCAAGAGGCCGCCGAAAGAGGCGAAAACGAGGTTGGTTTCTTTAAGAAAATGTTTCTCGGGGTCGCAACCTCCGAGCAAAACCAATACGGCGTCGGCCCGACGGTCGATTACGTCGCCGAGGCCAACAAGGAGCTCAACGCCGGGATCGTTGAGGCCGAGAAAAAGCTCCAAGAGCAGATCAAGGGCAAGATCGAGGCACTCGTCAACGGATCCGGAAAAGCGGCCGAGACGCCGGCTACGACCGGTATAAAGACCGTTGCCGACCGTATCAAGGAGATAGACGACGAGATCTCCAAGCTCGAGTCGAGCCGAGGCAAGCTCGCCGCAACGGACGCCGCCGGGATCGCCAAGATCAACGGCGAGATCTCCAAGCTCAACGAAGAAAAGAAAAAACTCGAGGGCAAAGGATCCTCCGGATCCAAGGACCGGTACGCCGAGGCCGAGAAAGAGTCCCTCAACTACTATAAGAAATTGAAAGAGGAGTCCGTAAAGGCCCTCGAAAACCTCTCGACGACCGACGCCAAATACGCCGAGAAACAAGCCGCCCTCCTTGGCAAGATCGCCGAGGCGGAGCGTATGATCCTCGAGATCGAGGGGGGTAACGGTACCCTCTCCCAAAAGCTCGAGTACCGGCGCAAGCAGTACGAGACGTACGAGAAATGGGT